GTAGACCTTCGGCAATACGCGCAAGGGAACCTGCCTCAACAGCAGCCCGCCCTCCAGCCCGTCTTGCAAAGGATGCAGCAACTAGAGGCTCACATTCAGAGCCAGTCCGAAGCGGCAGCGCAAGCCCAGCAGCAGCGGAACGAGAAGGCCATTTCGGACTTCGCAAGCTCTCCCGAGGCGATGTATTTCGCCGACGTTGAAACCGAGATGGTAAAGCTGATCAAGGCGGGCATTGCCGAAGGCGACACCCCCGAAGAGAAGCTGAAGAACGCATACGAAAAGGCGTGCTGGCAGCGACCTGACATTCGAAAGCTTATCCAAGCGGATCAAAGCAAACCGAAACAGGAGACGCAAGCCGAACGCCAGAGGACCGCAGCCGCGAAGAAGGCGGGTGGTTCAATCACCGGGTCAACCCTTGGCGCACCCAAGCAAGACCTTCCCGATGAATCCCTACACGATACCATCCGTCGAGCGATGGGGGATCGTGCTTAAAGGACCCTGAGACATGGCTTCGCCCAATCTCTCCGAAATCGTCACCACGACCCTGCGCAACCGCACGGGGAAGCTGGCCGACAACGTGACCAAGAACAACGCGCTCCTCAATCGCCTGAAGAAGCGCGGCAACATGCAGACCGTTTCCGGCGGTCGCACCATCGTTCAGGAACTCGAATACGCCGAGAACGCGACCTTCCAGCGTTACTCCGGCTATGAGACCCTGAACATCTCGCCGTCCGACGTGTTCACCGCCGCTGAATTTGACTGGAAGCAAGCCGCCGTCGCGGTCAGCATCTCCGGCCTTGAAGGCGACGTTCAGAACACCGGCCCGGAAGCGGTCATCAACCTGCTGGCCTCGCGCATCAAGAACGCCGAGAAGACGATGGCGAACAACATCGCCGCCGACGTTTACTCGGACGGGACCGCATCGAGCGGCAAGCAGATCGGGGGCCTGCAACTGCTGGTCGCCGACGACCCCACCACCGGCACCGTGGGCGGCATCAACCGGGCCACTTGGTCCTTCTGGCGTAACAAGGTCTATGACGCTTCCAGCGATGGCGGCTCGACGGCCTCGTCCGCGAACATCCAGAAATACATGAACTCGATCTACCTCCAACTCGTGCGCGGAGCCGATCACCCCGACCTCATCATGGCCGATCAGGTCTACTACCAACTCTATCTGCAAAGCCTGCAAACCATCCAGCGCATCACCAGCGACGAGATGGCATCGGCGGGCTTCGTGAGCCTGAAATACATGAACTCCGACGTTGTTCTCGACGGCGGTTTCGGCGGCAACTGTCCCGCCTCGCACATGTATTTCCTGAACACGGACTACATCCACTGGCGTCCCCACCGCGACCGCAACTTCGTCCCCCTGGACAAGCGCGACTCGCTCAACCAGGACGCCACCGTTCAGTTCATCGTGTTCGCGGGCAACATGACGCTCTCGAACGGCTTCCTGCAAGGTGTGCTCAAAAGCTGAGTGTAGTCTTGTCTTAAGCCTCGCGTTCCTGCTATCCTTAGCCAATCGGCAATGGAGGCAGGAATGCGCAGGCGGAACATTGAGGAACGGTTTCTTGAAAAGGTGCTGGAAGTCGAAAGCGGGTGTCATGAGTGGCAATCAACCCTTCACCGCGACGGCTACGGCAAGTTCTGGTTCGATGGGCGACAGGTTCAAGCGCACAGGTCAGCATGGCGGATTTTTCGGGGAGAAGTTCCCGACGGCCTTCACGTCCTGCACCACTGCGACAACCGAAAGTGCGTCAACCTTGACCACCTTTACCTTGGAACCCCAGCCGACAATGTTCGGGACAAGGTTCAGCGATGCGCTTGGTGGGGCCGCATGAAATACTCGTTCGAACAGGTCGAGGAAGCACGCGCGCTCTACTCCGTCGGAATGTCACAGCAGAAAATCGCGGACCGCTTGGGAATGCACCAAACACAGGTTTCCAAATACGTTCGCGGAACCCAACGACAAGCCAAGTAAAGGATTACGAACATGGCTTCCAATTCCACCCTCGTCTACGCCACCAGCCCGATGCTTGGGGTCGATCTTGACTCCAAGTCTTCGACGCTCGCCTTCGCCCTTCTGACGCCCGTTTGGGCCAACGATGGCCGCAAGCACATCTACCTGAAGGCCGCTGGCACGCTCGCCTCGACGGCCAACATCACGGCGGGGGCTTCGGGCTCCGCTGTGGCCGCCGCTTCGGCGCTGGTCGCCACCTACACCGTGAACACCACGGGTGGCGTGGTCGCTAACCAGGCGTTTTGGGCAAGGTCTCTAGAGGTCTAGCACCGCCCCGCTAGGCTCAAACTTGACGGCGGGGGTTTCGGCTCCCGCCGTTTTTGTTTATGGTCAAGGCGTCTGAGAGGGAAAGCAGATGGACGAACCCGCCGAACAAGACGCGCGCATTATCGTCGGATGGCTTCTCGACATAGTGCTTAACAAGGGTCGCGGGCAGCACGAATTTGACGTGCAATTAGCCGTGACGGCGGCCAAGCAATTCCTTGGCGTCAAAGAAACCGCCCAATGACTACCCACATTTGTTGTGTCCGCGTCGGGACGCTCTACGGGCCGGAATACGTCGAAATCCTCCGCGACATGGTTGACCGCAACCTGACGGAAGACTTCACCTTCCACCAAATCACCGACCAGCCCGAACAGATCGACGGCGTGAACAACATCGCCGCCCTGCCGAGGCTTGAAGGCTGGTGGCAAAAGCTCGCCCTGTTCAGCCCCCACATGCCGTGGGCCGAGGGCGACCGCGTCATCTATTTCGACCTAGACGTTGCCATCACAGGACGCCTTGAGGGGCTTCCCAAGGGCGTCATCCGTGACTGGCACCTTCCGGGCTATAACTCGTCCGTCATGGTGTGGGACCACGGCGAGCATCGGGACGTGTGGGAACGGTTCATCCCGCAGATCAAGGACATTCACCGGGGCGACCAGGACTGGATTACGGAAGTCGGGGGCTGGGACACTTTCCCGCCCGGCATGTTCGTAAGCTACCGCTCGCACGCCATCGACGGGCCTCCTGTCGGGGCAGTCGCCGTCATATTCCACGGCGAACCCAAGCCCCCGGATTGCGGCGGGTGGGTCAAGGACATCTGGCGGGTCGGGGGTCACTACGTCCTGCCGAAAATGGACGGCGGCAACGTCCCGCAAGCCCAAATCCTCAAGAACGTGGAGGCCAATTGCAAGCGCCCGCTCCCGTGGTTCATCGGTTTCCCAAAGGCAAAAGAGGCCGTTGTCGTCTGTGGCGGTCCAAGCCTCAAGCGGTCGCTGTTCTCGATCCGCAACAGGCAGAAGAACGGGGCGCTGATTATCGCGGTAAACGGCGTCAGCCCGACCCTGCGGCGATGGGGGATTGAACCCGACGCAATGGTTATGCTGGATGCCCGGCCCGAGAACATCGAGTTCATCAAGGGGCGCGGTAAGGCCAGCCGGAAAGCGGTAACATACTACCTAGCCAGCCAGTGCGATCCGTCCGTGTTCGACGCCCTGAAAGACCAGAACGTGGTCGTCTGGCATTGCGCCAACGGGCAGGCCTATCAAGAGCTAATGGACACGCTCGCGCCCTATGACGCCACGCATCCGATTGTGGTCGTGCCGGGCGGCGGGACGGTGGGGCTCAGGGCGATAAACCTCTGCTGGATTTCCGGCTTCAAGCGTATCCACGTCTACGGCATGGATAGCAGCTATGAGGGAACCGATCATCACGCCTACGCACAGCCCCTGAATGACGGCGACCGGGTTATCACGCTCAAGCTGGGCGACAAGGAATACCGTGCCGCGATCTGGATGGCGAGGCAGGCCGAAGAGTTCCGCGAGGCGTGGGTGCATTTGAAGGCCCAAGGCGTTATGCTCAAGGTCCACGGTAGGGGGTTGATCCCCGATCTAGCGAAGGCGCTCCATGCAAACGGATAAGGAATGGATCGGCGAGGCCGGTCCCGAGATTGTCCAGAAGGGCGATTGGTGGTGGCCTGTAGCCGACCAATGCGCTCGCGGGGCCATCATCACCGAAGTCACCCGCGCCATCCCGTGGGTGCTGTCTGTGGTCAAGGGCGGGACTGTGGTTCAGGCGGGCGGGAATGTAGGCGTTTACCCCGCCCTCATGTCCAAGCACTTTGACGAAATCCACAGCTTCGAACCCGACCCCGACAATTACGAATGCCTCGTGCGGAACCTTGCCGAGCGCACGGCCAACGTCCGCCATTTTAACGCCGCGCTTGGAGCCGAAGAGGGCTTCTGTTCCGTTGTCCATTTCGAACCGAACAATTGCGGCGCGCACAAGATCGCTATTGAGGATGAAGACGGCATTCCGGTAATGACCATTGACGGGCTGGACGTGAAGCCGTCGCTTATCTGGCTGGACATCGAAGGCCACGAGCTAGAGGCCCTGAAGGGCGCGCAACGGACCCTTTCGGTGTGTTCGCCGGTTATCATCCTTGAAGTGAAGGGCTTGGGCGACGATCCGACCGATTGGCTCGCCGCACGGGGCTATACCGAACGTGCCCGGCTGGGCAACGACATCATGTATATGAGGGACCAATGAGCCAAGAGAAAGACAACTGCATCCCGGTTTTCTACGTCAAGCCGGTTCAGAACAACTTCCGCTCGCAGGCGGAGGGGCGGCCCATTTTCGAGGATCGGGAATACGTTCAGGTCATCGTTCCGGGCGACACCAAGTCGGAGGTCAACCGCGAGGTTCAGGACCGCGACAAGGACCGCTGGCCCGAGCAATACCGCCGGTTCAAGGAAGACGCCGAACAGGCCACGGACGGCACCCCACTTGAGCAATGGCCCGCCGTCTCCGTCTCTCAGGTGGCCGAACTGAAGGCCAAGAAAATCCGCACGGTAGAACAGCTTGCTTCCGTTTCTGATGGGGCGATGCAGAACCTGGGCCTAGGCGCTCGCCAGCTACGGGACCGCGCCAAGGCATGGCTTGAAGCCGCCGCCGGGAACGCCCCGCTTGACGCCGCGTTGCAGCGGGAAGCCAAGCTCCAAGAAGAAATCGACGCGCTCAAGGCGCAAATGAACTCACTCATTCAGGCACAAGGGCAGACCAATGGACGGGATTCAACGCGAGCGGTCGGAAACGATGGTCAAGCGGGGAGCGTTCTTCACGAAGGTTGAGGGTGAGCTTCGCTTCATGTATGTTTCTGACGCGAACTCCATCGTCGGACCCCGCGCGGCCACCGAGCAAGATCAAAAGAACCACCCGGAAGCTTGGGCGGCGTTCCTGATCGAAGAAGGCCTGTCCCCCTTGGATCGGGACGGCGACGGCTCAAAGGGCGGAAGCCTGACGCATGACGCTACTGACCATCATTCAGGACGTGACGGACCTTCTGAGCCTGCCCCGGCCCCAAGCGGTCGTCGCAAGCCAGGACGCCCAAGTAAGGCAGCTTTACGCGCTGGCGAACGAGGAGGGCAAGGAACTGGCGAGCCGCCACGACTGGCAAGCCCTGACGATGCAATACACGTTCACGACGACGGACGCGGCGGTTCAGACCAGCGCGATACCGGCGGACCTCGACAGGTTCATCGCGAACACGTTCTTCAACCGGACGACAAGGCGCAATCTGCTGGGGCCGCTGACTCCGCAGGACTGGCAAGCGATACAGGCTCAACCCCAACTTAACCGGGTCTACATCTCGTGGCGTGAGCGGGGGAACATCTTCCTCGCCACGCCCGATCCTGTTCCGCCTACGCAAACCATCGCCTACGAGTATGTCACCAAGAATTGGGCGCTCTCGGCATCGGGAACCCCACAACCCCGCTTCTCCGCAGACGACGACACGTCCTATCTGGACGAAGAGCTAATCAAGCTTGGCGTCCGCTGGCGCTTCATGAAGACCAAGGGGCTGGAATACGCCGAGGATTTCCGCACCTATGAGCGTCAGGTCCAGCAGTCCCGAGGCCGTGACGGCGGGGCTACCCGACTGAACCTGCGCGGCTACGACGGGTTCGTTGCGTCCATCTACCCGGAAGGCACGTTCCCCGGTCCCAACTGATGGCAGAGATAACCGCTGACCGCACCCTGCCGATCAAGCAGAACGATGAGCTTTTTCGGCTCAAGCTCAACGAAATCCTGACGCGCACGGCGGGCATCATCACGCCCCTGCAATTCGGCGACAAGTCCGAAACCGACGATAGCGCCACGGTGGCCGACGCCATCGCCTATGCCGAGGATACCGGCCAGACGGTGTTCCTGCCCAACGTAGGCGCTCCGTGGATACTGGACGCCCTGACAAGCGCCGCGCCCATCGTCGCGTGGGGAGGGCTGTTCTGGAAGGCCAACGCCCAGGTTCCGATGCTGACCATGAGCGAAAGCCTGCTGGTCGCCAACATCATCAACGGGAACGAGGCGAACAACGGCGACGCGGTGACGGACGAAACCGAGATGATTTCGGTGGAGAACGCGACCGGCAAGCTGTTCGACTTCGCGGGGGCTATTGCTACCGGCATCCCGTCCGCCCTTCTGTTCACGGACGAGTTTTCCGCCAACGGTCGGATCATGGCCCCGGCGCTGTCCTATGACTGCATCTCAGCCGGGCAATTCATCGCGCTCTGCTGCAAGGGCTGGCAAGTTTACGGGCTGAACACCGAAAACGTCTGCAATGGCGACGGGTGGGTGGTTCGTGTCGGCCACTTCAACGCACAGGACCGTTCTGAGGATATTTCCGACACCAAAATCATCGCGCCCCGGATCATCGGCAACACGAACGGTGACGATAGCTCGGGCTCGGGCATCCTGTGCGAACTGGACGCGCACGATACGGTGGTTGAGTCCCCGACGCTTCGCAACCTCTATTCCGCCATGAAGGTGGAAAGCGAGGCGTCCGCGCCCGGCTGCAACGTGGACGGCTTCACGGCGACCGACTGCGAGATTTCCGACCTCTACGCCACGTTCGGCGCGATGAGCCTCAAGGGCTCGCGGGTGTATGTGACCGGCAAGTGGACCGGGCAGGGAACGGCGGAACTTGGCGACGATGCTTACGTGGATTTCCAGCAGACCGGCGGCGGCTATTCAGGAGGCCCGGTCATCCAGCCTCGCGGGGTTCGGGCGACCGTCAGGGGCAGCTACGTCAACCCCCAACAGGACGCCATCAAGGTCGAAAGCACCGCCCCGGACGCGAACATTGACGTGTTCGTAGAGGGCTGCACGACGGATTGCGTGGACCTGAACGGCGACAGTGCGTCAGTCAAGCTGAAGGTAAGCGGAAGCCCTGCCGTGGGTGTTCGGGCGAGGTCGGGTGCGACCGGGTTCACGGTTGATCCGGGCAGCTATTTCGACGGCGCGACCGACAAGGTTTTGAGCGCGGTTACGGACGGCTCCGGCCACTACCGGCCCGTGAACACGACTACGCGCACGGTGGACGCCAACGGGTCGGTGACGGGGTGCGAGAACGGTCCGTTCGTCAAGCTCGCCGGGACCTACGCCGCGCCGCGAACCATGACGCTCAACGTCACCGGCTCGGGCGAGGGCGACAACTTCATTTTCTACTTCACCGGCTCGGGTTCTAGCTGGAATATTGGCGGCCTTCACACGCTACCGGCTGGCGAGTATTGCGAAGTTGTCCTGAACACGGGGACGTGGGAACTTGTGCGTCACGGGGTAATCTAATGCGTCAAGCTCTCCGCTCCAATCCGAACCGCCAACAGGTGGCCTATGCGCGGTCGATCCCGGCCCCTATCGGCGGGTGGGACGCTCAGTCTGCGCTTGCCAAGATGCCGCCCACGAACGCGGTCATTCTCGACAACTGGATTCCCCGCCCCGGCTATATCGAGATGCGCCGTGGCTATGCTCAACAGGCGGTCGGAACCGGCCTTGTCGAGACGCTGCTGATCTATCGCGGGGCGGGTTCGGGGTCCGACGAAATCTATGCGGCGGCGGGTGAGTTCATCTATGACGTGACCACGCAAGGCGCGGCTCCGGTTGAGGTTGGTTCGGCCTTCACGTCGGCCCGCTGGCAATACGTCAACTTCGCCAACGATGCGGGCGCGTTCCTGCTGGCCGTGAACGGCGAAGACACGCCCGTCAAATACGACGGCACGTCGTGGGGAACCACGGCTATCACCGGGACCGCCGGGGCCATTACGCTGGACCCGACGACGCTCATCGACATCATGTCCCACAAGCGCCGCCTGTTCCTGATCGAAGAAGCGTCGATGCGCGTGTGGTATCTGGATACCAACGCCATCGCGGGGGCCGCCAACCTTCTCGACCTCGGGCCGGTGTTCCAGATGGGCGGGGCGCTACAGTGCTGTGCTACATGGTCGCTTGACGGCGGGCAGGGGGTGGACGACTTCGCCGTGTTCATGACGAACCAGGGGGAGGTTGCGGTCTATCAGGGGACGAACCCCGACGTGGCGACGGAATGGGCCTTGATCGGCGTCTTCTCCGTTGGCCTCCCGCTAGGCCGTCGCGCGCTGTTCAAATACGGCTCGGACCTGATGGCGGTGACGACGGACGGTATCGTTCCGTTGAGCCAAGCCCTGAAGCTGGATCGCGCGCAGGAGAACCTTGTCGCCGTCACGTCCAAAATCCAGAACGCCTTTGCTCAGTCGTCTATCCTCTACGGGTCGAACTTCGGCTGGCAGGGGATGCTTTACCCTCGCGGCTCGCTCGCGATTATCAACATTCCGACCGCCGAAAGCTCCACGTCCGTTCAATACGTCCAGAACGTGCTTACCGGCGCGTGGTGCCGGTTTACGGCCATGAACGCGATGTGCTGGGCGATTGCCAATGACGTGCCGTATTTTGGTGGCCTCAACGGCGTTTACCTTTGGGACACGGGCGCGGCGGATGACGGGGAGCCTATTCAGGCTGACGCCCTGTCCGCCTTCTCCGCGTTCGGGGGGTCGGCGCAGAACAAGAAGTTCACCATGCTTCGGCCCGTTCTCAGGGCTCCCAACTCCGTCCGCCCGGCGCTTGAGATGCTTGTGGACTTCAAACTGAAGCTGCCTAGCGCGGTTCCCACGGTGGTGGGCGATACGGAGGCGCTTTGGGATGAGGCGATATGGGACAACGGCGTGTGGGCTGAAGAAGACGCCATTCGCTTTGACTGGACCTCCGTAACCGGCCTCGGCTACTTCGGAGCCCCGCGCATGGTGGTGTCTATTCAATCGACCAGCAGCAGCAGCCTATCGACCGGCGGCGGTGACATCATCGTGACCGGCGGCGGCGACACGCTCATCACGGAAAGCACGCTATCCAACGCGGTGGCTGTTCAACTGATCGGCTATGACTTGCAGTTTCAGGTCGGGGGGCAGCTCTGAGGCTGTTCGTTGACCCTCGCATGGCGTGGTGGGTCGCCGACCGCATCGACCAGATGGGCGACGGTTCGGACTTCGGCGAATGCACGGCGTTTGGCGTCTCGGGCAAAGACGGCATCCTTGGCGGCGTGGTCTTCAACAACTGGATACCGCGCTACAGGTCCGTTGAGGTTTCCTTTGCCTCGGCAAGCCCTCGATGGCTGACCCGTCCCATCATAAAAAGCATTATGAGTTACCCCTTCGATAAGCTAGAGTGCGAACGGGTAACCGCGCTCACACCGTCACGAACGGCCAGCGCGCGGCGGTTCCTGCAAACTTTCGGGTTCGTCAAAGAGGGCGAAGTTCGAAAGGGGTTCGGGGACGACGATGCGGTTATCTCCGGGCTCCTCAAAGAAGAATGGCTTGCGAGCCGTTGGAGCCTAGATGGGAAAGTCCACACCCAAGCCCCCCACGCCCCCCGATCCCGTAGCGACGGCGAACGCGCAGGCGGCGGCGAACCAAGCCACGGCGCAGCAGGAAGCCGAGCTTAACCGCTATAATCAGGTCGGCCCCACCGGCAACGTCAACTGGCAAGCGCCCACTGACGGGTCAAACCAGTGGACGCAAACAACCACGCTCAGCCCCGAGCAACAGGCGATCTATAACCAGCAGACGCAAGCCCAATCCGGCGCGCTAGGCATCGCCAACCAGCAACTCGGCAACGTCCAGAACGCGCTCAACACGCCCTTCAGCTACAACTCGCTGCCCGGCCTGCAATACGGCGTTCAGGGCGGCAACATCCAGCAAGGCTTTGACCAAGGCCAAGCGGTTCAGGGTCAGGTCGGAGCCGACGACTTCGGAGACGAACGCGCACGCGTTGAACAGGCGCTATGGGACCAAGCCCGCTCGCGCCTTGACCCGATGTGGCAGGAACGCGAATCCGGCATGAACAACATGCTGGCGAACCAAGGCTTCTCCATGAACTCCACGGGCGCGCAGAACGCCTATGGGGCCTTCGGGCGCGACCGAAACGACGCCTACAATACCGCGCTCTACGGGGCCATCACCGGGGCCGGGGCGGAACAGTCCCGCCTTTGGGGTCAGGAGCTTGCCCAAGGCCAGTTCGCCAATCAGGCGGCGGGGCAGCAGTATGCACAGAACCAGGGCCAAGCCGCGTTCGCCAACACGGCGCAACAGCAGGCCTACCAGCAGGCCCTTGCCAACGCGAACCTGAACAACGCCACGCGGGATCAAGCCGGGCAGGAGATGGCCTATGCCCAAAACCTGCCCATTCAGCAATTCTCTGCGCTGATGAGCGGTAATCAGGTGACGATGCCCACGGCCAACTTCACGCCGACCAGCGTTGCGCCCACGGACTATCTCGGGGCGCAGGCGCTTTATCAGCAGCAGGCGAACGCCAACTACCAGACGGCGGCGCAACAGCAAGCGGGGATGCTTGGCGGCCTGTTCCAGTTGGGCGGGTCGATTGGATCGGCGGCCATCATGGCATCCGACGCGCGCCTGAAAACCGACATCGAGCCCTTCGGCAAGCACAATGGCCGCGACTGGTGGTTCTATCGCTACCTGTGGGATGCGCCGTCCGTTCGCCGTCTTGGCGTCATGGCTCAGCAGCTTCTCAAGACCGATCCGGGCGCGGTTGTCGTCCACCCCTCCGGCTATCTGATGGTGAACTATGCAAGCCTTGTCTAACCTCGCCTCGGCGCTTCAAGCCTCGGGACCGAAAATCCCGAACCCGAACCAGCAGGCCCCGATGGGCGGCCAACCTCAACCGCGTCCGATTTTCCCGCCGCAGGGCCAGCCGGGCATGATGCCTCCCCAGCCGCAGCCGGGCATGGGCCAGATGCAGCCGCCGCAGATGCAGCCGCAAGTGATGCCGCAGGGGCAAATGCCTCCGATGGGCCATCCTCCGCAGAGTGGCGGTATCGTCCCGCCGAACTTCGGCCAGCAGGGCGGCATGGGGCCGCGTCCCGACTTCGGCCAGCCGATGGGCCAACCCCGCCCGTTCCAACAGCAGGGCCAATTCGGTGGCGGCATGGGCGGTCAGTTCGGAAACGGCCAATGGGCGCAACGCTTCCAACAGCGCAACCCGGAAGGCGCTGGTCGCCTTGGCGGCCTCATGGGGCTGCGCGGCTAAATGAACCTGTCTGACGCCCTCGCGCAGAGCCCTACCGTAAGGAAGGCTCAATCGCGGAGCAAATACCTTGAAGACGCGCTCGCTTCGATCCAGGCATCGGGCGAGAAGATACAGTCATGGGGTGAGCTTGCCGCGAAACTGGCGGCGTTGGGCGTCACGCAATATTCCAGCAAGAAGGCGAACGAGGGGCTTCAGGAGGCGCTTCGGAGCGAGTTTGAGGGTCGCCAGTCGTCGCTCCTGTCTCAGCTTGAAGGCTTGGGCGGCGCTCCGTCTCCGATGGCTCCACAAGCTCCTCCTGTCGCTCCGCAGACCCCGGCTCCGCAACCGGGCGCTATGGCGCAGGGCGCAGGGTCCGGCGCGCTCGCTACGGCCCTAGGCGCTCCTCCGGCACAGCCCGCTCACGGCTACAGCCCGCAAGACCTCGATCTTGTGGCGCGCACGGCATGGGCGGAAGCCCGCTCCGAAGGCCCGCAAGGCATTCAGGCGGTGGCGAACGTCATTTTCAACCGTGCGCGCCAGACCGGCAAGACGCCCGGCGAGATTGTCCGCGAGCGCGGGCAGTTTGAGCCGTGGATGAATGCCGACACGCGCCGCCGCATGGAAGCCCTGACGCCCGAACAACTCGCGCCGGTCATGCAAGCGATCCAGCCCGCGCTTGAGGGGCAGGACGTGACCAACGGGGCAGACCACTTCTACAGCCCGCGCGCCCAAAGCGCCCTTGGCCGTCGCCCTCCGTCTTGGGACAACGGGCGCGGCATCGACCTTGGCAACCATCGGTTCTTCTCCCTCGGTTACGGCCCCGGCGCTCCCACGGGTCCGAACCCGCAACCCGCCGCGCCTCCGCAACAGCCGCCCGTCGAATTTAGCCCCGAGACTAACCAAGCCCTGCAAGGCCTAGGCATTGGTCTCGGCGGCCAACCTTCTGCGCCCGCGTCAGTTCCGGCGCAGGAACCGCCCCCTGCGCCTTCCCCTCAAGGCGTGGGGGGCAACCCGCAGCAGCAGCCTCAGCAGCAGCCTAACCCGCTTGGCCCGACGCCCGGCGAACGGCAACTGATTACCCAACTCCTGCGAAGCAACCGCCCCGAGGATTACGACCGGGCGAACGCCATGATTGCCAAAATCCAGGAGCGCATGAACGCGCCGACGCAATACGAGACCACCACGGTCAACGGCGTCCCCGCCTATTACAACGCCGCCAATCCGCAGGGTGGAATTACGCCGTTCCCCATCCCGCAAGCGGCCATGTCTCAGGTTGTGTCGGGCCAAGAGGCGGGCGTTCCCGGCGCGGCGCAGGGCACGGCATTCAATCGCTCTCCGACCGGCGGTGTTACGCAAGCGTGGGCTCCTCCGCAGGGTTATCAGGCCGCCCCCG